AGACCACATTTCCGCTCGCCGGACTACGTCCGATCTACTTTGTCTTCTTGACGTCTATCAGAATCGCCCCGTCGTCGTGTTCCGCGTATGGCGGAAGAACGTCCTCTATCTCAATCATGAGAGGAAAAGACTCCTTCCTAACGACGCGAGGCACGATAAACGGCCGACGAGTCTCAGCCCAGGTCGGCCTGGACACTCGACAACGATCTCCAAAACCACTAAGGTAAGGAGAAAAGTCGGGCGCCGTAGGCCTTATTAAAGACATCCTGAGTTTAAACTCGAGGTCAGACCGTTTCTGACGGGAGGCGAATTCCACGCCCCACTTCCACGCCGCAAGCTCCATTGCACTAACTTTCCTATCATCTTTACTAATCGTATCCGGGTCAACAAATGTGCAGCCATCTCGAGGGACGACTACGTTGTGATCGGGACCTAGACTAGGTAAGACCTCAGAAGGTCGATCCAACCGAAGGTTCCACTTACGCGTCAATCGCCACGCAAGGTCGCCACGGAACCCAAGTTCCAAAGTACTGACCCGATAAGCCTTAAGAGAGGGCAAATGCCATCGAAAGAACTCAAAGCCAGCACGAAACCTGTGAGATCCGTGGATTCCTCGAAGGAAATCATCGTAAGTCTTGCAGAGTGAAGTGATGTCATCACACTCCCTAAGCATACCAAACCGAAGCGTCTGACGCACTTTATATTTTCCTTTTTCGCGAACTACTAAAGTAGAATTTAAAGAGCCGAACTCGGCCGACACACTCGTTTTTGTCCGCTCGACTTCTAAACCTAATGAAGATACCGTTTCCATCCAAAGCTGAGAGAACTCAGGTTTGGAACGGAAAAGGATATCATCGCCGTTGATCTTACAGGGAAGACCGCGTCCTCCAGCCCACAAAAATGCCATCCTATTCTGGATACACAAAAGTGGAAAAGAGAGGTACGATCCCATCATTTGACCAACGCGGGGAAAGAAGTCGATAGCGTTTTCAAGGTTATACAAGTTAGGTCGCAGGATGTCCAGCGCGCCCTTCATGACCGACTGCGGTACAGAAACCGTAGAAGTCAGAATAGTGGCGAGGATCATCTCGGCAACCTCAATACTGAGGTTGTCGGTAGCGGACTTGTAATCACCAGAGGTGAGGACCTCCCCTTCAACATACCTAAAATCAGCCAATCCGTCGGTAGTAACATCGCCTCGGTTAAGCCAAGTCTCCTTAGATAATCTGTCGTAGACAGCCTTATGAAGAGGCCGTAGACAGAGAACATCAGAGGAGAACTTGCTTAGCGCGCGGGGCTTACCAGCCGACTGGACGACAATCATTTTCGCCCGACAATCAAGATCAAACTCAACATCCTCCAAGCAAGCTTGTAGGAAAGAGAAATGATCCATGCCGGAACCCAATGAGCCGCCCTCGGAACGGGGACTCTCGGTGCAGGAAGAAAGAGGAGGAGAGGTGGTGACAACGTGGTCCTCGTAGAGGCCTCGGTCCCAACCCAACGGGAAGATCTTACGAACTTCCTGCTGGACGAACCGAAGGTAACCTCGAGGGAGTGACCGTGGGGGCCGAGAAAGAGTCTTCTTCAAGTCCAGCAGCATCGTGGCCTCCATACACCGACAAGAGTCGGGAAGGAGCTTCTTGATAGACTGCCAGGCCATGATTTGACTCTGATCCTCCGCGGGGCAATTCCCAAGAATGGACTTAACCTTACGAGCGAACTCCGAACAAGTCGGAGAAAAGCTAAGGTCATAATCACATTGAGGTTGTTGGAAAATGCGCTCCCACGTCGTGATGGCTCGCTGGACCACTTTCGTGGTACGAGTCTGATAGACGCGGCATTGCCGCGCAGCGGGCTGTTC